TGAAGTACTTGCCCAGCTGCTCCTTGAAGCGATCCTGACCGTTCAGAATCAGCTTGAAGTTGTTCAGCGGGCCGACCTCCACACCACCGGCACCGGCAAGGCGGATGCCATCCTCCATCCAGAACACGTTAGCCACGCCAGACGTGTTGGACAGCAGATGCGGGCAGCCCACCTCGTGGGGCAGGAGGCAGGTCACACCCGTGGCCGTGCTGGCGCTCACGGTCAGGTTGACGTTGGCCGTGGCGGTGGAGAAGTTCCACATGCTGTTCAGCGTCGTGGCGGTGGCGTTGGCGTAGCACCAGATCATCTCCTTCACCGGGTGGTTGAAGGACAGGCGCACCAGCTGGGCAGAGTCGTTCACGGTGGCGATAGAGTCACCGCCGGTGTGCTGGACCTGCTCGATCAGGTACTCGTGACCCTTCTGGGCGAAGCGGCGACGCTCCTCCGTGTCCAGGTAGACGTAGTTGGCCCACACCTGGAAGTCGGTGCTGAAGTACTTGTCGTAGTAGGAGGTCAGGTCGAAGTCCAGGCGCACCTCGTGGTACTGCAGGGCGATCAGCGGCAGGTACAGACCGGGGTTGCGGTTGAAGAAGAAGATCAGGGGCAGGTACACGCGGGGCGTGTTGCCACCCGTGATGGAACCCGGAATGGTCGTCACGGCGGTGGACGCCATCTTACCGTAGTTGATCTTGTCGGACTCACCGAGGAACACCTCGGCGTACAGGCGCCACCACGTCTGGTAGTGCTTGTCAATGCGCTGGCCACCGATCGTCAGCTCCAGGGAGGCGATCGCGCGCTCGGCAATCCAGACGGTGTCGTAGCTGGTGTTGTCGGTGTAGGTGTTCTGCACCAGCGGGAGCATGGACACGTACATGTTGCCGACCAGGTCGCCGTTGCGGGCGATGGTCACGGACACGCGGCCGGAGGGGGTCGCCGTGCCGTTCACGGTCTGCTGGATGTTCTCCATCGCGAAGTTCGTGTGGCGCTTGTACACCGCCTGGAAGAAGGTCACCTTGGGCTGACCAGTCAGGTAAACGTCCTGGGCGCCATAGGCAACCAGCTGCATAAGACCACCCGCCATTTGTAATAGTACCCAAGAAAAAAAATCGGCAAGGACCTGGCGCGCCCTATAAATTTTCTCCAACTAGATTAATCATGAACGCCACCAGTACCCTGAACAACGCCGCTCGCCGGGCGGCTGGAAATGCTGGAGCGTCCGCCGCCGCGGTCAATTCGGGAGCGCCGGTGGCCGTGGCCAACGCGGCTCGTCAGAACGCCACCGCCAACGCCGCCACTGCGGTGGCGGCGGCCAATGCGGCGGGTGCGGTCGGGGCTATGAATAATGCGCAAAGAGCCGCCACCGCGGCCAACGCCAACGCCGCCAAGGCTGCAGCGAATGCCACCCGCGCACCCAACAACTCCAACACTGCCGCTGCCGCGAACGCCTCCATGAAAGCGGCCAACGCCAACGCCAACCTGGCCTCCAGCGCCGCCGAGGCTGCCGAGGCCTTTGCGACCCTGGCGAAGTTCATGCTATCCACGGGCAAGACGACCAATAACCTGAAGAAGGTGATCAACAACTCCCGCGGTTAAATTCAAAAAGAAAATTATTTGTAAAACTTAAATGTCTAAACGCGAGGTTGATGATGTCCCCGAGGATGAGGAGATGGAGTTCGATGAGGATGAGGAGATGGATATGGAGGACGGTGGCGATCTGCTGGACGCCCTGAGCCAGATGTTCACGACCGAGGAGGGTGAGACTGTCGCCAGTGCGATGGTGGGTGTCAAGGTGGCGCTTGAGATGCAGAATAAGATTCTGATAAAGATCCTGAGTGTTTTGAGCAAGCCCAGTCACGTGGGGACGCTCGCCCCCGCTTAAAAATATATGACGCTAACTTAGAAATGGAGCGCGTGCAGACAATCGACCACGCGACTCCTGAAAAAACGAACGAAATTCGTATGGAACTCCACCATTCGGATATCGTCAATATGAACGCCGAGCATCTCAACGCATTCGTCACGAAGCTCGAGGATCATATGTGTCTGAACGTCAAGGGGGACAAATACGTACCCTGGGTAAACGGGGCGCAAATATTTGGATTTGAGGATGGCCAAATTCAAAATGTAAATATTGATACGATTGGTAATCAGCGGCGGAATTTTGTTACAATTCTGTCTGACGTCTACCATCGTGCTGGTGAACTCGGCATCCGCGACGAGGCGAGTGTCGACGTGACTGGTCTGGAGTTTCGGCTCGGCCAGCGCGTCACACGCCTCATCGAGACCGTGGACGACACGTACGAGATGATTTTTCGTTGGGTGCGAACCTACGAGCGCATCAATCACCCCACGTACGTGCCGATCAAGGGTGACATGGAGTCCCAGATTTTTCGCTGTCAGACCATGGGGTTGAACGACCCGTCCACCGAGAAGGAGGACACGAGTTCTTTTCAAAAATTTCTCCTGTATCTCCTCGACCAGGCTTACAAACTGAAGATGCGCCGCTACGGTGACTACTGCTGCAAACAAATCGCGACTGAAGACGGCCACCTGACCAAGGCGTGGAAGACCGTTATGGAGATCAAGGACTTTGTGTATTATTACTCACAAAAGGAGGAAAAATACGACATGTGGAAACACATGACGAGCAAGGGGTCGATCGTCACGGACACCATTCGCCACCTGACCAACTGCCGTGATCTCCAGTTTCCTCAAATCAAGAAGAACCGCAGCGTATGGTCTTTCAGCAATGGCATCTTCGTAGGCAAGTTCCTAGACGAAAAGGACGGCAAGTATGGCACGCGATTCTACGAGTACACGAGCGATAACTTCAAGCACCTCGATCCGACAATCGTCAGCTCCAAATATTTTGATCAGAGTTTCGATCCACGAATGATTGACACGCCCGACTGGTACGACATCCCGACGCCCCACATGCAGTCGGTCATGAACTATCAGGGGTTCAGCGCGGATGTGTGCAAGTGGCTCTACGTCTTCTGTGGCCGGCTGTGTTTCGATCTGAACGACCTCGACTCGTGGCAGGTGATTCCGTTCCTCAAGGGTATCGCGCGCTCCGGCAAGTCTACAATTATTACAAAAATTTGTAAAAAGTTTTACGAAGGTCAGGATGTCCGCACTCTCAGCAACAATATAGAAAAGAAGTTTGGGCTCGAGTCAATCTACGATGGATTTATGTTCATAGCCCCTGAAATCAAGGGTGACATGGCGCTCGAGCAGGCGGAATTTCAGTCGCTCGTGAGCGGTGAGGACATGAGTATCGCTCGCAAGAACAAGACGGCGCAGAGTCTGACGTGGACGGTTCCCGGAATCCTGGCAGGCAATGAGGTTCCCAACTGGCGCGATAATTCCGGGTCTGTTCTGCGCCGTCTCGTGACGTGGAATTTCGGACGGCAGGTGGCCGAGGCCGATCCCCACCTGGACGACAAGCTCGACTCGGAGATGGCGGCGATTCTGTGCAAGTGCGTACGCGCATATCTCGACCACGCCCAGCGATTCTCGGATCAAGACATCTGGAACGTCCTGCCCAAGTACTTCATCGAGATTCAGAATCAGGTGGCGATGGTGACGAATACGCTCCAGCACTTTCTCGCATCGGAGAATGTCGCCTACGGCCCGACCCTGTGCTGCCCGCAAAAGATGTTCGTCACCGCGTTCAACCAGCACTGCCAGGCGAACAACCTCGGCAAGCCCCGCTTCAATCCCGACTTTTACGCAGGTCCTTTCAGCTCGCGCCAGGTGGAGGTGCGACCAGGAACCGCGTGGCGCGACCAGACGCTGGCGATACAGCCGTTCATCTATGGGCTGGATCTAGCCCAAGATTTAAATACCGTAATCTAGTAATGAACAGGGAGAAGGCTGCCCGCAAGATTCAGGCGGCGTGGGCACGCAAGCGCGCCCCAAAACCCTCCGAGTATGTAAACAAATTTTCCAATTTTGATTACGCCCTCACGAAACCCGTAGTCACGTCGACCATTGTGGCGCTCGACGTGCCGTTCAAGGATCTCTCGCGTGCGCCCCTTCCGGCGGGCGTCAAAGAACTCCTCGGGTACACTTCCACGGGGAAGCTCCCGGTTGTCCGAAAACTGCACAATCGAAACGCCACGCTGGGGGCGGCCAATATTACAAAGGTTAAACGGTGGGCATTTACGATAAATTTCAAAAGCCCCGAGTCGACTGCATACGTGAGCCACAACGACAGTGGCAAAATGCAGATTAGCGCAACCGGCCCCTACGAGCGCGTCATACGGCTCCTCCATAAGAATTATTACCCAGGGATTGTGGAAGCCCCGATAAAGATTGTTAAAATTGACACGCGCATGTACATCAACCGCGCAATCAATCTCGACGTTCTCGGCGAAGAGCTGACGCGGCGCGTGCCAAAGTCCCGCCTGATAAAATGGGACTACACGCCCGAACTCATGCCCGGCGCCTACCTCAAGTGGGCCGACCCACGGGCTAGCATGATTATTTACACAAATGGTGCCATCCTGACACAGGGCCTCAAGAGCCTCGCCGACGTCGGTGCCACTTCTGAAATTTTAAAACAAATTTTCACAAAATATCTTGTTGATAGATTCAAGGTTTTCAAGTACGCACGGGGAGGGTCGAACTACACGGGGATACTCGCGCCGCCCAAACCGGCTCGGAAAAATCTGGCGGCCAAGAGAGTTCGGGCGGCCAATCGTTACTCACAGGCTGCTGGGTGGAACAACACCCGTCCTGGATTTTACGTCCGACCGGGACCGGACGCCAAGCCGCGATTCTACCCACTGGTCAAAAACCTCAAGCTCGTCAGACCAAAGGTTATTCGTGCATACACCAATGCAGGTGTGCCGATCCCCCAGACTGTCAAGAACGCGCTTGCCATCACTGGGAACGAGGGCCTGGCGCCAAAGGTGGAAGGACGCCGCGCCCCAAATTGGACCGCAACCAAGGTGGGCTACTATGTAAAGCCGGGTCCAGGTGGCCTCCCGTACTTTTACCAAGTACCCAAGGGTGTGGCGGCTGCACGCAAAACGGTGGCGGCCGCATACAAAAAAGCGGGAGTGAACATCCCAAATTCAGTCAGAAATCAGTTCAAGATAGGAGGGTCCGCGTCGCCCAACGCCGCTGGAAATTGGAAAAAACCCACACATTGGCTAAATTACAACGCCAAGGGCGGCGTTCGCATCAATGGCCGGCAGTACGATCGCTACACGCGCCCCGAGCTCGTCCAGATTGCGCGGAACATAGGAATTCCCGAAGTGGGTGAGAGCCAGTCACTCGCAAAAATCGCCGAGCTGATTGCCAAATATCTAGAACCCTATACGAATATCCCCAATGCCATGATAGGTGGTGTGCCGGTTATTGTCATGGCGAATGGCCGTGTGAAACGCGGTACACGCGCTCGCCAGTGGACGACCCTGAAAGAGGCGGAGCAGACGGCGATTGCCCGGGCAATGCTCAACTCCTTCAAGTTTGCGGAATATGAAAAAGTAAAGAAAAATTATAAATTTAATTATTTGATTGGTGCGAAGCGGCAGGTACAGGAGGAGGCGCGCAATAACGCAGTTGCCGGACGGGCGAACGAGGCGGCCGAGTCATTAAGCTCCGTAAATTCTAACTTCGGACGAAATATCGAGTACACCATGATGGCTTCCGAGTTGCTAGGAAATGCAAACTCCGCAAACGTGAACAAGTTTGTACAGGTTATAAAGAACCTCCCGTCCGGTGCTCGCGGAAAACCCCTCAAGGCGGCGGTCGAAAAGGCGGCGCGCAACTTCAAAAAGTCTCTTGTCGTGAACAAGCAGCTGGGAAATATAAAACGGAATTACGCCGCCGCCATTACGGTGCCGAACTGGCTCCCCCCAAACTTGGGAAATTCTTACAAAAACCAACTCCTGCGCCTAGGAACGACGCCCAACGCAAAGGGGGGCATGCCCACCAGGGAGGCGGTGAAGCGGGGCATGAAGGCGTGGCTGAACGCCAGCCTGCCGCAGGCGGGGCGAGCATCGTACACGCGCGAGAATCTCGAGACGGGATTGGTGACGCGCGTGCCCGAGTGGAATCCAGCCAAGCGCCGCAGCCCTAATATCCCCAACATTGCCGTAAAACGGGTGGGGCCGCCGCGCAAGAAACGCGAGCCCAAGGTGGCGGTGGGCGGCCCAGCAGCGGGGCCCGTCAAAAAGGCGAAGAAGGATCCCCGTGAGAATAAAAATTACGCTGTGCCTCGCACGGCCAACGCGGAAAATCTCGTGAACGCCATATCCAATCTGGGACTTAATATAGGCCCGTCAAACCGCTATTCATGGACATACCTAGCCAATAAGGGCATTAACGACCGCTTCTATCAAAACTGGATGAATTTCACGGCATCTCCCGTCAAGGCGCTGACCGTCAACTCGGCCAAGAATCACATGAACGGCTTAAAGACCGCCAAGGCGCGCCAGCAATGGCTGGTCGCCCACAAACCAGAGTTTGGAAAGAATAATTACAGCACCCTTTTGGCTCATCGCCAGCTTCTGAACCAGAAGAATAAGAACAGACGCGCCACTGCC